TCGTGCAGCTCAATTAAAAGAAGCTCTTGAAGCTCAATATGAACAAGCACTCTTAGAAGAAGTTGAAGCCATTAAGGCTGATCTTGAAGAGCGTGTAGATTCTTATCTTGAGTATGTAGCCGAAGAGTGGCTAGAAGAAAATCGTCTCCAAGTTGAGACTGGAATTAAAGTTAAAGTCACCGAATCCTTCTTGGAAGGTCTTAAGGGACTTTGTGAACAACATTATGTGCAAATGCCTGAAGAAAAGTATGACGTGCTGGAAGGCATGGTAGAAAAACTAGATGAAATGGAAGATAAACTCAATGAGCAAATTGAGAAGAATATCCGCTTAAACCAAAGACTCTCTGAGTCGGTTGCGGATAGGATTCTTGATGATGTTTCTGAAGGACTTGCAGTCACTCAGAAAGAGAAGCTCGCCACACTTGCTGAAAGTGTTGAGTTTGAAAGTGAGGAAAGCTATAGAGAAAAGCTGACAACTCTCAAGGAATCTTATTTCCCTACTCGCAGAGTTAGTAAGCAAGCGACATCAGAATTGCTGTCTGAAAGTTTTGACTATTCCCCCGAATACACTTCGGATTCAATGGCTCATTATCTTAAAGCTGCTGAACTGTTTCGCAAAAACTGAGTATAACATTATTCAAATTCAAACTATTAAAGGTAAAAGCAAATGATTTTAAATCAAAATTTGCAGGAAAAGTGGGCTCCTCTTCTTAATTATGATGGTCTTGATCCTATTAAGGATTCCCATCGTAGGCAAGTAACTGCTGTCCTGTTAGAAAACCAAGAACGAGCACTTCTGGAGCAGCAACAATTCGATCGCGGAATGCTCTTTGAATCTCCGACGACTTTTGGCAATGCTCCTGGAACTGGTGGCGGGTTTAGTGGTTCTGCTGCTGCTGGTGGTCCAGTTGCTGGTTTTGACCCGATCATGATCTCTCTGATTCGCCGGTCAATGCCCAATCTGATCGCATATGATCTTGCAGGTGTGCAACCAATGACTGGTCCCACCGGACTAATCTTTGCAATGCGCTCTCGCTATAACAATCAGACTGGCCAAGAAGCTTTCTATAATGAAGTGGATAGTTCCTTCTCTGGTCAAGATAGCGGCTTCAATCTGACTGCTGGCTTTACTGATGCCAACGTTGGTATGGGCACTACCAATGGTGCAAACCTTGGATCTAATCCTGGTCTGCTCAATCCTGTTGGCACTGCATCTTCTACTGGCTATCAAGTTGGTCAGGCAATGAAGACTGGAGATGCTGAGCAGCTCGGTTATGCCACTGGCGATCAATTCAACGAAATGAGCTTCTCTATTGAGAAAGTTATGGTTGAAGCAAAATCCCGTGCTCTGAAAGCTGAGTATTCTCTTGAACTCGCTCAAGATCTTAAGGCTATTCATGGTCTTAATGCTGAGGGTGAGCTGGCGAATATTCTGTCCACGGAGATTCTTTCTGAAATCAACCGTGAAGTTATTCGTACCATCTATAAAGTTGCTGAGCAAGGTGCTGCAGTAAACGTTGCAACTCCCGGTGTATTTGACCTTGATGTTGACTCTAATGGTCGTTGGTCTGTGGAGAAATTCAAGGGTCTTCTGTTCCAGATTGACCGTGATGCCAATGCTATTGCCCAGCGTACTCGTCGTGGGAAAGGCAATTTGATCGTGTGCTCTGCTGACGTAGCTTCTGCGCTTACGATGGCTGGTGTGCTTGATTATACTCCTGCTCTTAATGCTAATCTTAATGTTGATGATACTGGCAATTTGTTTGCCGGTGTTCTTATGGGTAAGTATCGTGTTTTCATTGATCCTTATTCTGCGAACGTTAGCGAGACTCAGTATTATGTTGTTGGCTTTAAGGGATCTTCTCCATACGAAGCAGGCGTTTTTTATTGCCCATATATCCCACTCCAAATGGTTCGTGCAGTCCATCAAGACTCTTTCGTTCCCAGGATTGGATTTAAGACTCGCTATGGTTTGGTTGCAAACCCATTCGCTGAAGGCCTAGAAAAAGGTCTTGGTCGTCTTCAGATCAATTCCAATAGGTATTATCGTCGCGTTGCAATCAGAAATCTTTCTTGATCTTTGATTAAAAAATGTTTCAAGGGGGTCATTGCGACCCTCTTTTTTATTAAGTATTTTTCTTTCTACATTTGTAACCCTTATGGTGTTTTCTGTCCCCAGAGGCAACTGAATACATTGTAGACCTATTGAGCCCGTGTTCAATGCAATAATCGGATAAATTTATTATTTCTTCCTCTATTCCTTCAGGAGTTATAACAATCCATTCTTTTTGTTTTGATTCAATGTTCTTTTTAAGAACATCTTCCCTTAAATTATGTTCCCTTAGTTTTTGTTTTGTTGATTCTTTTGTTATTTTTCCTTTAGATTTTTCACTAATTTTTCTACGATGTTCTTCAGATTTTGGCCTTCCTGTATGAGCAATACTTAATTTTTTCTTTGCTTCTTCGGTATGTTTTCTACCAGTATTAGCTTCACTGATTAATCTTTTAGTTTCATCTGTATGTTTTTTTCCGTAAAAACCATTATCTTCTTTGAATTTTTTAATAGGACGGTTAGAAATAAAGAAATTAAGCAGTACACCATCAGCATCAAAACCTATTCTACCATACTGTAAAATTTGTTCTTCTAACAAATAAGCATCTTTTTCTTTAATATTTTCTTTTACCTTTTTAACTTCAGGTTCTATTCCAGACTCTCTGAGATTTCTAATGTGTCCTGTTAATCTTTTATTTTTAGAATACACAGGTTTATCTGATAGATGTTGATAGCACCTCCTATTCTTCCCCTTTCCAACATAAAAAGGTATTCCAGTTATTGGATTCACAAGATTATAAACATAATAAATGGGCGTTTCATCATAATCCGTAAACGTTTCTTTTCTAATCATTTTAATTCACTCCAAAACTAAAACTACCACAATCATAGATTCTATTGAATCCCATTTCTCTAGCCTTTTCATATTCCGTACAATCATAAGCACCTATCAATTTCTTTTGAAATTTCATGCGGTTATGACGCACTAGATAATTTTTATCAACATAATAATAAGCAGCCTTATTAACTCTAATCAACTTAAATCCATTCTTAAAATATACTCCACCATCACTCCAACGGCGGTCAGCATAAGAAACGATAGATCCTCCATAAGAACTTCTAAAAGCCTTCAATAATTTACTAAAACCTCCAACAACATTAACACCCCTAGAATTACAAAATCTAACCAATTCCCATTCGCAATTTTTATTAAATCTAGACCTGTTAAAAGTCATTAAACAAACAAGAATACCTTCATATTCAAGACCTAATTTAATACTAGATTTATCTTCCCCTTGAATGTGATTGCTATTCAAAAAATCATTTTTAATAAGAACATCAACATCCACAACTTTACATTTTCTGGCATAGATCCTATCATTGTAGCCCAATTTACTCTTAAGAATGGATTTAACAATTTCTTGTCTGAAGTTCCATTCATCACTAAAGATTTGAATCAAACGTATCCCTTTATTTTCACAATCAACTGTTTTTGATAAATGATAGTTGGGCCCCTTAATTAGACATTCTTTTTCTTCCCATGGTTTATAAGAATGACTATACAATCCATTGTATTCAATCGCTAAATTGTTCTCAGGTAAATATACATCAAGCTCTCTACCATTAAGAATGGAACGATTAGATGTTTGTATTTCACCCTGATAAAATTCATGAATAAATTCAACAAGACTTTTTTCCTCGTTGCTCACTTTATTGATAACCCTATCATATGAATTTGGAGCCCGTCTTTCAATGTCATGAAAAGCTAACCACCGTGAAACTGTTCCTTGAGTGGTGTTCAACTGTTCTGCAATTTTTCTACAAGTTGAACCAGAATCGTATAATTGACCTAATTTTTCTTTATCATTAAGAATTTCAGTTGCAGTGGCATTTCTACGTCTCGCATCAATAAGATTCTTAATATCATGTTTCTTTAACCATTTAGAAACAGTAATATGAGAAACTCCAATCTCAATACCAATCGTTTCAATGGCTTTCTTTAGAACAACCCGCTGTTCAAATAACCATTCTTTATCGGAGAGCTTTTTAAGAGCTTCATCAGAAATCTTAGAGGCTCTTTTGTGACATTCTTCATTATAATATAAACTGAATCCTTTTTGTGGATCTCTATTTAAAGATGCTCTTTTGCCGCATCCACATTTACAATAAGGCAAATCATCTATCTTCATCCCATTAACAAGAATGTAGGCTCGTTGCTTTAATTTGATCTCCGGGTAAATCTCAATAAGATCAGTTGTTCTCTCTTCTATCTGTTGGCGCAAAGCTTTATTGGAAGAGATCTTAAGAAATGCCCGTCCCTCTAAATTGTCCCTAATAATATCTTTAATGTCGCTCATAATAAATAAGTCGTCTTTGATTGAATTAGCATATGAATGTTTTATCTCTTTTTGATGGTATAAGTTGCGGTCAAGTTGCATTGGAGCGAGCTGGAATAAAAGTTTCTAATTATTATGCGAGTGAAATTGAAGAGTTGGCCATTAAAGTTACTCAAAGAAATTATCCTAATACGATTCAGTTAGGTGATGTTAGACAGTTAAACATAGATAATAAAATTGATCTTATCATTGGAGGTTCTCCTTGTCAATCTTTTTCATT